TGACAATAAGGGCACTATGTGGTACGGCTCTGAGCCATTGTTCTTCGATGGCATCCGTGTAGCTATGGTCAACGGACTTCCTTCAAACCGAATGGTCGCTGCTCAGTCTTCAAACTTGTACTTCGGAACAGGTCTGTTGAACGAGCGCAACGAAGTTCGTGTACTTGATATGGCTGACCTTGACGGTTCAGACAACATCCGTAATCTTGCGTTTCTTCGCAGGTGTTCAGTACGGTATCGGTTCAGACGTGGTTCTCTACTCTGCCTAATCCGACATAACGTAAACCACGAGGGGGTGTGGGTTCTGCCCCGCCCCCTTTTTTAATTCTAAAAAAACAAACTGAACAATGGCTTGTGATTTATCTTTAGGCAGAGCGATTCCGTGCAAAAACGTGGTCGGAGGGCTGCGGGCAATTTACTTCGCTGACTTCGGGGAAATCCCTTTCAGCGCAATCACGTTCGCTGATGCGACCGCAACATACGATGAAATTACCGACATTAGCGGTACGTTCACCGTTTACAAATATGACTTGAAGGGCAACTCATCTTTTGAGCAAGCATTCAACTCAAGCCGTGAGAACGGAACGACTTTCTTTACTCAGACCCTCAACCTTTCGTTGACCAAGCTGACGAAGCAAGACAACAAGCAACTCAAAGTGATGGCATACGGACGTCCCCAAGTAATTGTAGAGGACTACAACGGCAATGCTTTCTTTATGGGTATGCAGTATGGTGCTGAAGTTACGGGCGGAACCGTTGTAACGGGTGCCGCTATGGGTGACCTGTCGGGCTACACCTTGACGTTGGAAGGTCAGGAGAAGGCTCCTGCTTACTTCATCGAGGGCGCAGTTCAGAACAATCCTTTTGCGGGTTGTACTGCTACGGTAACAATTACCACAGGTACAAGTTTCTAACGTATATTTGCTCCATTGATTCGAAAGAGTTGATGAGTGTATGGGATGGATGAGAGGGCTTCGGCCCTCTTTTCTTTTTCCAACAATTCAACAAGCGAAGGTTATTTAATTGAGATGCATATTCTTCAAGTATCGGCTTCGCCTCAATCAATCACGATCATCCCACGCTCCTTCCCTGCGAGCGTCACGATTGCGCTGATTGACGAATCGACAAACACTACGGCAACACCTGCGGTGACGGCTGCCTCTGCGAATGGTTTTATGACCCTCACAGGCACGTTCTCGTTGGTGAACAACCGCTTCTATGGTTTGAAGGTTTTTAATGCGGGAAACCTAATCTATCGTGATAGGGTTTTCGTAACTTCACAAACCGAATACGACAAATTCACGGTCAATCAAAATGTCTACACCGAAGAAACAAGCTACGACAACGAGTTCATCATCATCTAAGGTTCACGTTGTCAACTTCAGCTCATACACCACCCCCGAAATACGGGAGGTGCAGGGCAAGGAATGGATCGAATATGGCGAGGACAACAACTACTTTCAGTATTTGATTGACCGCTACAACGGCTCACCAACCAACAACGCCCTAATCAATGGCATCGTAGACTTCATCTACGGCAATGGCCTTGATGCTACCGACTCGGCTTCTAAGCCTGCGGAGTATGCTGCGATGAAGGGTCTGCTGAACAAGGACTGTTTGCGCAAGATCGTAGCCGACTACAAGATGATGGGTCAATGCGCCCTTCAGGTTATTTATAGCCGTGACCACAACACCATTGCTGAGGTTGCTCACATCCCTACCGAGACCCTTCGTGCTGAAAAGCCAAGCGAAGACGGAGAGATTGAGGCTTACTACTACGCCAAATCTTGGGATGATGTGGCAAGCCGCAGAGAGACTCCTGTACGCATTCCTGCTTTTGGTTTTAGTCAAGACGCAATGGAGATTTTGTACATAAAGCCCTATCGTGCAGGGTTTTACGCCTACTCACCCGTTGACTACCAAGGCGGACTTCCTTATGCGGAGCTTGAGGAGGAGGTAGCCAACTACCACATCAACAACATTCAGAACTCGCTCAGTCCATCGCTCTTGATCAACTTCAACAACGGGGTACCGAGCGAAGAAGAACGCAGGCAGATTGAGATGCAGATTGCCCAAAAGTATAGCGGGTCATCTAACTCAGGCAAGTTCATTTTGGCGTTCAACGACAACAAGGAATTGGCAGCAACAATCGACACCATTCAGTTGTCGGATGCTGCTAACCAATATCAGTTCTTGTCTGACGAGGCTACCCAAAAGCTGATGGTTGCCCACCGCATCACCTCACCGATGCTGCTTGGCATCAAGGACAATTCAGGGCTTGGCAACAACGCTGACGAACTCAAGACCGCTTCAATTCTGTTTGACAACATCGTCATTCGTCCGATGCAAGAGGTCATCCTTGAGGGCTTGAATAAGATCCTATCGTACAACGACCTGCGCTTGAACATCTACTTCAAGACGCTTCAGCCGCTTGAGTTCACCGAGCCAAGCGTACAGAGCGCAGCAGTCATTGAGGAGAACACGGGTGTCAAGGCTGACATCATCGCTGCTCCTGCGGGCGCACCTATTGCTGACGCTGAGGCTCAAGAGGAGCTGATTCAGAAGGAGGCTTCGTACAACGGAGCGCAGATTGCAAGCTCGCTGCAAATTATGCAGAGCGTGAAGGATGGCATCCTGACGGTTGACCAAGCAATCACGTTCCTTGTGCAGATGCTTCAGTTCGACCCACAGGTCGCAAAGGCGTTGTTTGTGGGTAACTCTGCAAACGTCATCACGCAGATGAAGTCACACAAATTCAAGCAAGAAGTACCTGAATTCACCCACGAAGAAGAACACAAGTGGATTGAGGCTCTGCGGGGAAAGGGTGAGGTCGTTGATTTAGATGAATGGGAACTCGTCTCTGACGAGGTAGTCAACGACCCTGACAATGAGGATGCCCACCTCGCCAAGCAGTACAACTTCGCAGTAGAGGACTTCAGCAATGCTGATGACCGCAGCACCTTCGATAGTGGCCTGTACAAGATCCGTTACGCCTACACCCGCAACATCAGCGCAAACTCTCGTGAGTTCTGCCGTGAGATGGTGGGAGCAGCAAACGGGGGAGTAGTATTCCGCAAAGAGGACATCGATATGATGAGCTTCAGCGGAGTCAATGGTCAGTTCGCACCGGAAGGTCAGAGCGTGTACTCTATTTGGAAATGGAAAGGCGGAGCGTTTTGTCACCACGCTTGGAGGCGTTTGGTGTACTTCCGCAAGCGATCAGGAGGCAAGTTTTTGCCGAACGATGGATTGGACAATGACAAGCTCGTCAGCACGGAGCAGGCTATCAAGGATGGCGTTCCCACAGGCAAGCTCGTTCCTAATGCTTGGGATGAGGCTCAGAAGCGTCCCATCGATACGCCATCACGTGGCTCACTTAAATACGGATAGTGATGATCAAGGAGGCGGGTATATACAAGTTGACAAGTCCAAGCGGCAAGGTTTACATCGGTCAATCGTCAAACATTCGGAGACGTATGGTTGAGCATTTAAACCGATCGAAGACAGTCGTAAGCAAATTGTACTCATCGTTCAAAAAACACGGATTTGATGCTCACAAAGTTGAAGTCCTGTTTTTGAGTGATAGCCAATATGAGCGAAATCGAATGGAGCAGTTCTTCATAAACTACTATGATTCGGTCAAAAATGGTTTAAATTTAATCGATGTCATCGGGCCAACTAAATCTTTTAGTGGCAAGAAGCACACGCCTGAGGAGGTTGAGCGAATCAAGGCTCGTATGAAGGGAGTTGCTCCCGTTTGGGCTTTTGAGAAAAACAAGAAAAAAGTTTTCTGCGAAACCCTGAATGAGACATTTGAATCGACCCGTGCAGCCGCAAAAGCTCTTGGCGTAAGTCAAGCCCTCGTGTCTATGATGGCAAACGGCAAGCACACTAACAAATACAAAGTAAGATTTTTATGAAGGCCCTTTGGATCAAGCGTGAAGATTTAGTGCGGAATACTGCGCTCGGTGGCAATATCGACACCGACAAGTTCATTCAGTTCATCTCCATCGCTCAGGACATACACATTCAGAACTATACCGGCACCAAGCTATACGACAAGATCAGCAATGACATCATTGCAAATACTCTTGCAAACCCCTACTTGGCGTTGGTTCAAGACTACCTACAACCGATGGTGATTCATTGGGCGATGGTTGAGTATTTGCCGTTTGCTGCTTACACAGTAGGCAACGGGGGTGTATTTAAGCACAACTCAGAGAACTCTACTACGGCAGACAAGTTGGAGGTTGACTACTTGGTAGGCAAGGCTCGTGACTTGGCTCAATACTACACCGACCGCTTCATCACTTATATGAGCTACAATCAGGCTACGTTTCCTGAATACTATTTGAACTCGAATGCTGATGTGTACCCTGACACGGACGCAAACTTTGCAAGTTGGGTATTATAGTGAAGTATGAGCAAGAAACAAACCTACAAACCGAAACCGAGCAACATTGTCAAGCTTAAAAGTTATTTAGGAGAGAATGGGAATACAAGGCGATTGGGGACAAGGAGCAGCAAACAATGACATCTATTGGGGTCAGGCTGCTGCAACGAATAGTATCTCTTGGGGATACGTTCAGCCGTT